GCAGGTCGCTTGGTTCCTGGTAACCCAGGCCATCCGCGTGATGTCAATGGCTTTTCTTTTATTTGTGGTCTTGATCCCGCTATGGTTGGTGATACAGCCGCCATTTGTTACGCTGTTGATCGCGCTACACATAAACGCTATATCGTTGATGCTATTAAGATTACTAGGCCAACGCCTGCTGCAATCCGTCAGTTAATCTTTGACTGGACTTCCCTGTACTCACCGAGTGAGTGGATAGTAGAGAAGAATGCTTTTCAATCATTCCTTACGCAAGATGAGGGCATCCGCGCAAACCTTGCCTCCAGGGGTGTGCTACTGCGAGAGCACCATACTGGAAACAACAAGTGGGACTCCGGCTTCGGTGTTGCTTCTATGTCCACCCTGTTCGGCACAAAACAATTTGACGGCAAGCACCACCGCGACAACCTTATTCACCTACCTAGTGACCAGACTGAAAACATCAAGGCGCTCATCGAGCAATTGATTACGTGGTCACCTACTACTAAAGGTAAGACAGATATGGTGATGGCGTTGTGGTTCTGTGAGATCAGAGCACGCGAGATGCTAAGCCAAGGTATACACGCTACACATCATATGAAGAATCCTTTCCTATCTCGTAGTGAGATGGGCAAACGAACAGTTATCAACATAGATGAACTGCTCGCAGAAAAAGAACGTACATTCATCTAACTAGGAGATAACAATGGCAATGACCAAGAAAGAAAAAGACGCATTTTTCGCTGAAGTAAAAAAGCGTGGCAACATTACAAAAGGCGAAGTCTTTAGTCCTGGTTCTCTTGTACGTGGTGTTGCTAAGGTTGCTGCAAAGGTTGCTGGTACCAAAGCAGCATCTACAGCAAAGCGTACAAAAATTATGGCTGATGCTACAAAAAAAGCAGAAGCAACTAAGATTGCAAAAACTATTGCTAAGAAGCCAGAGGCATCCGTTAAGGTAGTTCCAGCACGAGGCAAGTCATATAATACTGTTAAGAATCAAAAAGAAACAGAACGCTTAACACGCAACCCAATGCCTAAGTCAACACCTAAATCTGGAAGAGGATCTTCACGACCAGATAGTGAAGTAGTAAAAATTAAAGTTAGCGATAATGTAACTGCTAGAGTTCCAGCAAAATCTAATTATGAGTTTGCTAAAGATATGAGCCGCTTTGGTAAAATCCAAAAGCAAAATGCAGCACCATTAAAGCCAACAAAGGCAGAAGCAAAAGCAAGCGCTAAGGCACTAAAAGCAGTTAACAAGAAAGGCAAAAAGTAATGGCACAAATGAAGAAGCCTGTAGTAAAGCCTAAAGTAACTAAGAAGCCTACTATGCCTACAAAGCCTAAGCCAGCAATTGGTGCAGATAAAACAGCCAAGAAGAAGTACGGACCATCTTCGCATAACAACGGCTACACAAACTAATTTAAGGACCCCACATTGTTATCAGTCAAAGAAGTTGACGCTAAGCTAGCACGCTTACGTACTCGCTCATCAGCGCGAGATCAACGTATGCGCGATGTGCTCTCGGTGCGTCAGGGAGATATCTCTAAGGTATACCCTTCAATGTTTTCAGAGGATTATCCAAAGCCTCTGGTTGCAAACTTCATTGACGTCGCAGCACGTGACCTAGCAGAAGCAATGGCACCACTGCCATCCTTTAACTGTTCAGCAACTAATATGGTTTCAGATACAGCACGCAAGGCAGCAGATACTAGAACTCGTATTGCAAACTTTTATGTAACAAACTCTGACCTACAACTGCAGATGTACACAGCAGCAGATTGGTATAACACCTACGGTCTTGGTATCGGTATGGTTGAGATGGACTTTGAGGACAACAATCCTCGTATCCGTATGCTCAATCCATTCGGTACCTATCCAGAGTTAGATCGTTATGGTCGCGTTATGTCTGTTACACAGGTTATCGTTACCGATGCAGAGACATTAGCGGCGCAATACCCAGAGTATTACGATTTGATTCTAGGCAAAAACCAGTACGCTCTTTCTTCTCCTTATATCTCAATGGTCAAGTACCACGATAAAGAACAAGACTTGCTCTACTTACCAGAGCGTAAGAACCTAGTCTTGGCACGCACACCTAACATTCTAGGTAAGGCAATGGCATCTGTCATTATGCGCTCATCTCTAGATGGTGAAGCACGTGGACAGTTTGATGATGTTCTATCAGTTCAGTTAGCACGTGCTCGCTTTGCAGTATTGCAGATCCAAGCAGCAGAAAAATCTATCCAAGCACCTATTGCTATTCCACAAGATGTGCAAGAGTTGGCACTTGGTCCTGATGCAATTATGCGTTCTGCTAACCCACAAGGTATCCGTCGTGTTCCACTAGAACTACCACCTGGAATCTTTACAGAATCTGGCGTGCTAGAACGTGAACTACGCCTAGGATCTCGCTACCCTGAATCTCGTTCAGGTAACATTGAGGCATCAGTAGTTACTGGTCGCGGTGTGCAAGCACTCCAAGCTGGCTTTGATACACAGATCAAGTCAGCACAAGCACAGTTTGCTCGTATGTTCCAAGAACTTCTTTCAGTTTGCTTTGAAGCAGATGAAAAAGTATTTGGTGGTATTCCAAAGACCATCAAGGGAACAGATGACGGAACACCTTACGTCCTTAAGTACACACCATCTCGTGACATCAAGGGTGAGTACGGCGTAGATGTACGCTACGGAATTATGTCTGGTATGGATCCAAACCGTGCCATCATTGCTTTACTACAAATGCGTTCAGACAAGCTCGTATCTCGTGACTATGTACGTCGTGAGATTCCAATGGACTTGAATGTAACTCAGGAGGAACAACGTGTTGATATTGAAGAGATGCGCGATTCTTTGCGTGTTGCTGTTGCACAGTATGCTCAGGCGATTCCTGCCCTCGCAGCACAAGGTCAAGACCCTAGTGAAATTATCACCCGCATTGCATCTGTTATCCAAGGTCGGCAAAAGGGCCAATCGCTAGAAGCGGTTATCGAAAAAGCATTTACACCAGAACCACCACCTCCAGCACCAGAGATGCCACCTATGGCACCAGGTATGGAACAACAACTTCCAGCGGCAGGTGCGGCCCCCGCCCCAGCCTCAGCGCAACCTCCACAAGAACAAGGTGGTCAGGCCCCTGCTGCTGGTCAACGTCCAGATATAGCCCAACTACTAGCTGGTATCACCGGCGCAGCATAATAAGAGGAGGTGTAAATATGAACAAAGGATCACGTGCAGCAGCACCAATGTCAAAGGCCGTCGAAGGCAAGAAGGATACCTCCAAGCCAGCAGGACCAGGCAAGGTAGTACCATCAATGATGCCAGCAGGACGACGCGGAAACGCAGTCAAAAAGGGATAATACTTTTAATGGAGGGTGTACTGGACGATGAAAGATGACAATTACATTTCTCGTCCAGTGCGCTTTCTTGACTTTGTAGTTATCTGTGTAGGTTTTCTACACAACATAGCATCATCTGTTGAAACATTAACAGGTGAGCTAATGGAATTATCTATTTACCAATCAAATCATCTTACTCAAACCAATAAGGCTTGGGAAGATATGTCAGCAGATTTAGAAAAGTTAGAGGAGGACAAACAGTGAGTATGATGAATCCACTGGCTGGACCAGCAGGCCCAGGTAAGTACTCCACACGTACCGACAATTTGCAAATGGGTTCCACAGCATACGGTGAAGGCGTTGAGACGCAGGCTATTAAGTCAGGTGCTCCGCTTTCTACTACTCCAGATACACGCCCTGCTCGCGCAGGCGATGTACGTGAGGCTGCAGAACAAGCACCCGTAACAGAATTATATGCACCAACACAACGCCCTGGTGAACCAGTCACTTCAGGTATAGATATAGGTCCAGGACCAGGTTCTAATGCGTTAATGATGCAGGGAGCCACTACAAAGACTTCTGACATATTAGCCAAAATGTTGCCGTATGACACAGATGGATCAATCGCCATTTTGTATCAACAGGCATTAGCGCGAGGTGAATAATTGGCCGATCTTAACGCCGCTGCCTCTGCTGCAGGTTTAACTGCCGCAGAAAAGAAAGCGATGCAAGATCTATCTAAAACTCTTGCTACACATCGTGAACTTTCTAATTTACCAGCCAACATTGCACAGCAGGCTTACGCCTCTAAGACTCCTGCACAACAGGCAGCTCTTCTTAAAGTTGCAGGCAATGAAGATCCAGCAAAGAAAGCCAACCGTGGTTGGCTAGGAACTGCTTGGCACTACACACTTGGTGGTGCATTTGCTTTAGCACAAGAAGCATCAGACCTTGCTACTCGCGTAGCACGTACTGGTCTTATTGCAATAGACCAAGGCGTATCACCATTTGGTGCAGGTAATGCTTGGGATATAGCAAGTGACAAAGGTGACAATGTATTTAGTCCCAACCGCATTGATACTGCAAAGCGTCAATACGGCAATGATCGTATTTCTGTTGCTATGCGTGTTTCTAAGGGAGACAAACTTAGCGACATCCTTGCTACCGGTACCGATGCTGAAAAGGCAATCGCTGCTGCAGTTCAGCAGAACAAAGATACTCTTTGGAATGATGCACTAGATACAGTCAGTGCTGCCAAGTATTCTCCAGGACGATTTGTTGCTAATGCTGTTGACGCACTCACACCTGGTGATTTAGTTAAAAATGGTTTTATGTACAAGACCATCTCTGGCGCAGTAGATGCTGCTTATAGAGTTTATGCAGATCCATTACTTGGTCTTGGTAAGGCTAAGAAGATGGTTGATATTTCACGCTACTCATTATCTGTAGTAGTAGGTTCATTAGCAAAAGGAACTGGCAAAGTTGATGAGATCTTTGCACGCCCACAGGTAGTAAACTTCTGGGATACTTACGGAGCGCAACTTACCACTTATCGTGATGCTGTTAAGTCTGGCAATAAAGCAGCAGCAGTTGCAGCTAAAAAGCAACTAGCAATTACAGCACCAGAGTTTGGTGATGCAGTTATTAAATCTTTTGTTAACATTGAGACACCTATTAAAGATGCCAATACTGCTAAGGCTTTCTTTATGAACGCAGATCAAGTTAAAGAAATGATGTTAGGTCAAATTGGTCGCAAGCGTGTGATGATTCCACGCCTAGATCCACTACGTCAAGCTCGTATCAAAACAGTTACTACCGCTAACAAAACATTTAACATTGACTTTATGGGTTCTAGGTTTGTAGACAACCTATTCTTTGGTGGCGCAGCAACAGATGATGGCATCCGAGAGACTATAACAAATAACCGCGAGGCTATTGTTGGCAAGATTAAGCCTAACTATGAGGCTAAAGGTATGGCTCGTTTTTCAACAGAGCAGATTCAATACCGTATTGATCGCTTCAAGGCTAAGTTTGAACTTGTACCAATCTTTGATAACAACCAACTAGATGTTACTGCAGCCGATGCTGCTAAAAAAGTTTATCAGTATGCACGATTAGTTCTTCCACGTAATGATGCAAAGTTAATGGCACAAGCATTTGATGATGCTGAAGTAGGACTCAAGAAGGAAATCTTTTACGGACTACAATCAACCATTGCAGACATCCGTGGTCTTAATGTAACTAAAGAAGGTCAACCAATTGCCCGTGCATTGCAGGGCAAGGCAGAACCTAAGTTTGCATTAACTGAAATTAGAAATGGTGTTGAATACAACCCAGCTATGTTGCCAGGAACAAATGAGCAAGTTGCTCTTATTCTTTCAGACACATCTGATTTCGTAACTACCCTGAGTGTTCGTGATATTGACCGTGCATCTGCACGATCTGGTTTAGTTCAGAACCTACTAGGCGTAGCACATTCTGGTTGGGTAGATAAGATGACTAGCGCTTGGTCATTTGCTACTCTTGCCGGTCCACGTTATGCAATCCGTAACGCATCTGAAGATTTAATGGTCCACCTTGCTATTGGTGAGTCACCATTTGGTTTAGTTAAAGGTCGTATGCTTTCCACACGTTTGCGTACAGCGCAACAGATGGAAAAAGGATTAACTAAGTTTGAACAAAAAGCAGCAAACCCACTAGGTGGAGCATTGCGCTTTATCAATAAAAAAGAAGCAAAAGCATACGGTGCTTTAATTAAAGATGCCGACGGTAATATTGAAGAAATTCGCAAGATTATGGCTGGCGCTCTTAATGAAGGCAAGATGGCTCGGTTCTATGAAAAGACTGGACTAGGTAAATTTACTAAAGCAGACCGTGAAGCACTTGCAATGCAGATTAAGCACGGCGATTTAGATAATGCATTGATGGATGTTGTTGAAGGTGGCAAAAACTCCTTTACAGGTATTGACGCTTTTACTCGTACGTTAAATTACCAACGCAAAAGCAAGGTACGCACAGAAGAACTTGGATATAACCTTCCAAAGAATATGAGTCGTGCTAAGGGTTCACGTGGGATGACTCGTATGTCTCCACTTGCTAGTACAGAATCTGAAGTAGCTTGGGCTATGCGTATTGGATACTACTCCAATGATAGATTAGGCGGCATTGCAGTTGCCAATCTTGATAATGAAGAAATCGCAGTTGGCAAACTGTTTGACTGGTTAATGGACCCAGACAACAAAAAGTTAGTTAAGTCTTTTCGTTTAGAAGAACGTGGTGTAAGCGAGCAAGAGCACGCACAGCGCATCTATGATGCAGCAAAGCAACTCTTTGTTAAGAACGATGGAACAACTATCAATCTTAATTTACTAGATAAGGTTCGCAAGTACGATCCAGAGACTGGTTCATACAAGATATCAGGTCAGATTTCATTAGATGACTTGCCAACATCTGTAGAAGATGCACCTCAATATATTCTTGGACCACAACTAGTAGCTGTATCTGATACAGGTAACTACACAACATCTTTGATGGAGTGGGGTTGGGACTGGTTAGGTAACGCTAATGCTCGTTTCTCACGTGAGCCTATGGTTCTACAAGAGATGATTAAGATTCGTAAAGAGTTTAAGAATACTGGCTTTGCAGATGCCTTCATTGCCGCTCATAAGCGTGGCATTACAGATGAAAAGGCACTTATCAAAGCAGAGGCAAGTGCCCAAAAGGAACTAGCAACTCTTATTGAAGAGCGTGCAGCATTGCAAACTCTTGCATATGTTGATAATCCTTTGGTACAAACCCAACTTGCATTCTCTGGTCGTAACTTTGCACGCTTCTATCGTGCTACTGAAGACTTCTATCGCCGTGTTTACCGTGTTGTACGCTACAACCCAGAGTCAATTGCTCGTGCTTCTCTTACCTATGAGGGTATTACGCACTCAGGTTGGATTCAACACGACGATCAGGGTGAGCCATACTTCATTTACCCAGGAACAAAGTATGTTTACAAAGCAATTCAGACTGCAATGGTTGCATTAGGTGTACCAGCAGAGTTTAAGGTACCAATGCCAGTACAGTTTGGCGCTAATATCAAGATGCTTACACCATCTTTGAACCCAGACTCTGCAATTCCTACACTTGCTGGTCCACTTTCAGGTATATCTATCAAGGTACTATCTAATCTTGTAGATATCTTCAACCCAGGTGCTGCAGATAAGATCACAACTACATTTTTAGGTAAGTATGCAGAAGACCAACCAATGGTTTCAGCGTTCTTACCAGCACACGTTAACCGTATCTATGCAGCAATGAACCGAGATGAACGTGATGGTCAATATGCCAGCGCATCTCGCAAGGCTATGACCTATCTTGAAGCATCTGGTCACGGATTGAAGCAAAAGTTTGCAGAAGATGGAACTCCAATTCCATTTACCTCTAAAGAACTTGAAGATTACCGTATTAAGTTAAAGAACAGCACACTAGGTATCCTAGGTATGCGTGTTATCTACGGTTTCGTAGCACCTGCATCACCTGCAGTACAACTCAAGTCTGATATGGCTGACTGGGTACGCGGTAATGGTGAGGCAAACTTCAAACAAGTCTGGTATGGACTACTTGATAAGACTGGTGACTACGACACAGCAATGGCTGAGTGGGTTAAGTACTTCCCAGACCAAATGCCGTTTACTGTTTCAGAATCAGATCGTTCAACTGTTGCATACTTCCGTTATGCACAAGAATCTGGTGACTTTGTAGAGAACAACCAAGCGTTGTTTAAGGAGTTCAAGCAAGGTGCAACCTTCTTAATCCCTCACAAGGCTGGATACTCTTGGGATGCTTACAAGACTATGACCGATATGGGTCTTCGTAAGAATAAGACAGTCACTGAGTTCCTTCGTGAAGTTCAAACTGCCTCAGATATGCAGGTTTACTACGAGAAGAAGAACCAATACGAAAAAAACCTTGAGTCTGTTGGTACAGACTTTGAGCGTTCATCACTTCGTAAAGAGTTTACAGACTGGGCAACAATCTATAAGGCTGGTCGCCCATTAGTACAAGAAGAACTATCACAGGGCAGCCAAAAGGCTATTGAGCGTATGAACGCTTACAATGATTTGACAGTAATGGTTAAGTCACCAATTGCTCAGAAGGCAAATCCTGGAACTGTTCAGGCTTTGCGTAAGATGGTTGATCTTTATGAGGCCTACAAGACTTCAAGAAAAGAAATAGATCAATTTGGTGGTAGCCAATTCCTTTCTCAAATGAATAAGGATGAGACTATTATCAAGATGCGAGAACTTTCACAATACAACGAGAACACCGTGAGTGCTTACAACGTACTCTTTGGTAGATTGCTAGGAGACTAAAGTGGCAGTGAACTCACCAGATCAAGCTCGCGTTACGGCGCAAGCAAAAGAATCAGCACGCATTGCCACACTCAGCACTGATGGAAGAACTGGGCAAACAACAACAGGAGACTTTACAGACTTCTTAAAAATTGTAGCAAAAAGCCCTACCCTTATTACTGCTTATTCAAAGATGCTTAAAGCAGGTAATTACTATAGAGGAAAGATTACCGATAAGTACACTCCTGCTTTAGTAAAAGCCTTTAACAAAGCTGAAGAAGATAGAGCACTTGTTTCATTAACTAGCCCTATCAGTCGTGATGATTTCTTCCAGCAGATTAGCCTTATGGGTGAAGCTACAGGAACAGGTTCTGGTGGTCCATCAACAGTTACTAGTGTTACTAAGTACAAGCCAGAGGCTGCACAACAGATAGTTAATTCAATTATCCTAGACACCTTAGGACGCAAGGCTACTGCTGCTGAGATTAAAAAGTATACAGAGATGCTTAAAGGAATTGAAGGCAAAGCATCAACGATCACTAACTATTCAGGTTCAGGTTCTAGCCAGAAGCAGACAGTCACAACTGGTTTAAGCGAAGAGCAGTATCTAATAGACAAGATTTCAGGCACAGATGAAGGCAAGGCCAACAAGGTACTTGGTTTCTATGAGACATTTATGAATGCGTTGGGTGGTCGCTAATGGCAGTTGATGTAAAAAAGTTAATTGCAGATGCAAAGACTGCTCAAGAAGCAGCTCGTATTGCTGCAGAAAAAGCCCAAGGTACAGCAGCAAAAGAGAGTATAGATTCTGAAACACGTGCACGCTCTAAGAGTCAATTAGACTATGCCAATACTCTAAAGCCCAGACTAATAGATTATGAAGCACAACTTAAATTTTGGGCTACCAAGATTGCTCGTGGAGACAAACTATCTGCAGTAGAGCAAAAAGAATTTGATAGATTAGTAAAGGACTACAGTTCTCTTAACAAGACAGTAGATGCTGCAATTAAAAAGTCTAATGACATTCTTGTAGATGCACGTAGAAAAGTTACAGCAAAAACACCTGTTGCACCTAAAACTCAAACAGATGCTGGTGCTCCTACTGGCACTCCTACCGTTACTCCTTCCCTTCAGCCAAAACCAAATCTTGATAAAAAGCCAAAGACACCAACTACTGGTGGTGGTACAGGTGGAGGTCCAACCGGAACGACAGTTCCATCTGGATTTAATGTAGGCACATTCCGCAAGGCAGATGAAGCATCTATGGCTAAGGCTGGTGGTCCTACAGGACCTACTGCTGTAACTGTTGCAGCAACACCACTAGATACTCTTCTTGCTAAGACAGATTTCTGGTATGACCTACCTGATTACATCTTTAAGTTGGAACCTAAACTTGGTGAAATGCTTGTGCAGGCAGTAAAAGAAGGTTGGGATAATGACAAGTTCTTAGCCAAGGCTAAGTTAACTCCTTGGTGGCAAAAGAACGCATCAACTGTACGTACTCGTATTGTTGATCGTGCAAAGTATGACGAACTTAAAGCAGCAGGTGAAGATGTAACCAAGTCTGATTATGGCCTATATCTTGCAAAGCAAACGCGTTCTGTTAAGGCAAAGGCTAAAGAGATTGCTGGCGTTACTCTTACTGACGAACAAGCACAATCTGTTGCACAAAAGATTTATGATGGTTTCCTAGACGATGACCCACTAGCAATCAATGCTTTGATTACACCATTCATTGGTAGAGTAACAAGTATCGTTGGAACAGGAACTGCTGGAAAGCAGACAGGCTTTAGTGGTCAGGCGCTTCAGAATTACCAAACACTCCAAGGCATTGCTAAGGCAAATGGATTTAGTCTAAAAGACATCTTGCCAAATATCTCTGCAGTTACTGCAGGCGGAGATCTTGAGACAGCGGTATTACGCGCTCTTGCTAATGGCGATATTGATATCAACCGTGTATCACAAGATGCTCGTATGCTTGCAGCACAAGGTCAACCACAGTATGTCCGTGACCTGCTTGGTCAAGGCTATGACCTACAGGCTATCTATTCACCATACCGCCAAACAATGGCATCAGTGCTTGAATTAAACGCAGATGAAATTGATCTTAATGATTCAACACTTCGTATGGCTATTAGCGATAAGGGTGATATGAACTTGTATGACTTTAAGAAAGCGCTACGCAAAGATTCACGTTGGCAATATACAGAAAATGCTCGTGATGAAGTTGCTTCATCAACATTACAAGTCCTTCGTGACTTCGGATTCCAGGGGTAACAATGGCTATCAATAGAGACATACTTCAGTTAGGCGAAGATTTTGGTCCAGATGGATTACCTATTGGGACTACTGAAACTACAGATCCTACTGTAGTTGAACCTACTGTTACTACTGAACCTGGTAAAAAGGCGATAGGTTCATCTACTGATCCTAAAACTGGAGATGTCTACATTTTGTATGATGATGGAACCAGTGAACTGCAATTTTCAGGAACATTAGAAGCAGATGCTAAAGCTGCTGCTTTTGCAGCACAACAAGAAAAGAACTTTGCTACTGCAGAAAAAGCAGCAACAAAGAAGGCAACAGGACAATCTGCCTTTGAACTACTATCTTCAGAGTTTGGTGCCTTTGGTATGGGTGCTCTAGTAGCGCCACTACAACAATTTATTGAAGAAGGTATCTCAAGAGATGAGTTCGTCTTACGTCTTCGTAATACAGATGCCTACAAGAAGCGCTTTGCTGCTAACGCTCAGCGTGTAGCAAAAGGACTTCGTGCTTTATCTGAGGCTGAATATATTGGTATGGAAGACCAGTACCAGAACGTAATGCGTCAATATGGATTACCAGAGTCTTACTATGCACGTGGAGATATGGGCCGTCAAGAAGGATTTGAGAAGTTCTTGGCTGGAGATGTATCTGCAGTTGAACTAGAAGACCGCATCTCTACCGCACAAAAGCGCGTAATCAATGCTAACCCAGAAGTAACACAAGCGCTGAAAGAATTTTATCCTGAGATTACTAATGCAGACATTTTGGCCTACACCCTTGATCCAACCAATGCTATTGAAAACATCAAGCGTAAGGTAACCACTGCTGAAATTGGTGGCGCTGCAATTCAAACAGGACTACAAACTGGTGTAACCAGAGCAGAAGAATTACGAGCTGCTGGTATTACTAAAGAATCTGCACAGCAAGGATATGGAACTATTGCAGGTGGACTACAGCGTGGTTCACAGCTTGCATCCATCTATGGAGAATCTCCATACACACAGACAACAGCAGAACAAGAAGTATTTAACATTGCCGGTGCTCAAGAATCACGTAAGCAACGACAGAAAATTACTGGACTAGAGAAGGCTGCCTTTGGTGGTCAATCTGGTCTATCATCTAGCGCATTAGCACGAGATCGTGCTGGCGCTTACTAAATAAAAAGCCTGCCACTAGAACGACTGGCCTAGTGGAGCGACATCAATACCAGTAGCTAGAGCCACACCAGTTCCCCAACTGAATGTGAGGCTAGCGCCAACAACTAATAGGGAGAAGGACCACTATGTCCAATTACGACTACGAGGATGATGACGACTTCACAACGGATGACTCATCTAACGACCTAGTAAAGCAACTACGCAAAGCATCTAAAACAAAAGATAAAGAACTGCAAGAACTTCGTTCTCAGTTTGAGTCTTTGAATAAGGCGCAGCGCGAAAGAGCAATAAAGGATGCCCTCGCAGCTCGCGGGGTAAACAGCAAAATTGCTTCATTTATCCCACAGGATATAGACCCAACTGAAGAGTCTGTATCTAAATGGCTTGAAGACTATGCCGATGTATTCGGTATTGAAACAAGTCAAACCCAGGCAACACCTAACGTAAATCCAGCCGATGCTGCAGCATATAAGCGTATGACAAACTCCGCCGACTCTGGCGCTTCGCCAGAACATAACGGAGACATTATGCAAAGACTAATGAATGCAAACAGCAAAGAAGAACTGGACGAAGTTATTAGGTTGTCTGGACTCTAATCCGATCCTATAACAGAAAGGCTAGACCTAATGGCAATTCCAACAGGTACCCCCACAACCACGTCTAGCATCAGCGCACTCGTAACTGCAGCATACGATCAGTATGTAAGAATGGCACTTCGTTCCATTCCAGTTATGCGTTCACTAGCTGATGTTAAGCCCGTGCAACAGGCTATGCCAGGATCATCAGTTGTTTTCTCAATCTATTCAGATTTGGCACAAGCTACTTCTACATTGAGCGAAGCATCAGATGTTTCAAGCATTGCACTAGGTAACCCATCACAGGTTACAGTAACACTGAACGAATACGGTTCAGCAGTTACAACAACAAAGAAGTTAAACCTAACTTCATTCAACGATGTTGACTCAGCACTTGCTGACATCATCGCTTACAACGCAGCAGATTCCATTGACAACGTAGTAGGTCAGGTCCTCTCAGCAGGAACTAACGTACTTTACGCAAATGGCCCATCAGGTACTGCACCAACATCATCAGCTACAGTTCTACCAGTAGACACAATGACAGTTGCAGAAATCCGCAACGCTGTTGTATCACTACGCACAAACAAGGCATTGCCTCGTATGGGTGAACTATATGCTGCATACCTACACCCACGTCAGTCAGCCGATCTTCGCGCTGAAACTGGTACAGGTGGATTCCAGGAACTAACAAAGTACGTTGAGCGTACACCGTTCGTTGCTGGTGCAGTAGGCGTTATCGAAGGCGCTTTCATCGTTGAGACACCACGTGTCCTAAACGGTCTAAAGTTGTCAACAGGTATCACACCTACAGTGTCAATCACTAACAGTGCGTTGACATCAAACGTTGCAACAATTACAACAGCAGTTGCTCACGGTCTTGGCGTAGGCCAGGTCGTAACAGTTGCTGCTGTAACTGCAACAACACTTAACGGTACATTTACAATCGCATCTGTACCATCAACAACAACATTTACCTATGCACTGACAGCAACTAACGTTACTTCAGCAGCAGATACAGGTACTGTTACATTTACTAACAACTACCGTGCGATCATCGCAGGTCGTGAAGCATTGGCTGAAGCACAGGCTGCAGACATCTCAACCGTTATCGGTCCAGAGATTGACGCGCTACGTCGTTTCCGCACAATCGGTTGGTACTACTTCGGAGGCTTCAACCGCCTTCGTGAGTCTGCTCTCTATCGCATTGAGTCAGCAGCAACTAACGGATAATTTCCGTTCGGCAGGGGTGGGGTCAAACCCACCTCTGCTACTTATGAAAGGTTGGATATGGCATACACACTAACAACTCCTTACCAGTGGCAAACTTGGGGCGGAGGCTATAACGAGTTCACTCCTTATGCTCGCCTTGCAGGGCGTCGCTTTATAGGTGGAACTATTGATGGCCCTATCGCAACTAGCCTTACAGATGTAGCACGTGGTCAAACAATCATTGTTAATGGAACCACTGTTACTTTGACATTAACTCCAAGCCAAGATGATTTAGCTGCTGCTAGTTACTACTTCCTTGGTGGACACGAGTACGAGATCAGCGATGGTCAAGCACAGGTTCTTATTGATGCCGGTCTAGGCGATTATGTGACACCAGTTGTATGAGTCTGCATAGACGAACAACTCATCTTGAATATGTAGAAGGATGCTTTGGTTGCAAGGTCGGAGATCTTGAACTAAGCGTAGGTGCTGCAAACCACAGAGGTATACCCACTGCTAAGCAGCACGACAAAGAGTTAGGTTCCTATTACGACGCAGTGCGTCAGGGAATCGAACCAAGTTCGACAAAACAAAAAGATATAGATGCAGCAGTAAGGCTTTCCAACGATGCCGGTAAAGCCTTTGATTCAACTACTATGACATTTAAGGAGTAATAATGGAAAACTACGCAACAATGGAATCAGACGAGTACATCACAAAGTACCCAACACCAGATAAGCAATACGAAGGTGCAATGAAGTACTGCACATATGAGTCAATTCAGACAGGTGCTATGGGCAAGGCTGCCAAGTAATGAAGAAGGCAGCACAGAAGAAAAAAGTTTCTAAAGTAATGAAAGAGTTTAAGGCTGGAACTTTGAACTCAGGATCTAGTAAAGGTCCAGTAGTTACAAATCGCAAGCAGGCAGTTGCTATTGCCTTATCTCAGGCAAAGATGACCAAGAAGAAGATGGGTAAGAAGAAGTAATGGCTAAGTCTCCAGCGTGGCAGAGAGCAGAAGGTAAGAACCCAAAGGGTGGCCTGAATGCAAAAGGTCGTGCCTCTGCCAAGGCTGCAGGTATGAACCTCAAGCCTCCAGTTAAGAAGGCTGAGGCGGCTAAGTCTCCTAAGTCTGCAGGACGGCGCAAGTCTTTCTGTGGTCGTATGTGTGGGATGAAGGCAAAGAACACTTCTAGTAAGACAGCCAAAGATCCAAACTCTAGAATAAACAAGTCGCTTCGCGCTTGGGATTGTAGTTGCAAATGAAAAAGAAAGTAGCTTTCTGGGATAAGAAGAACCCTAAAGAAAAGTCAAAGACATTAACGCCAGCACAAAAGGCGGCAGCAAAAGCACGGGCTAAGGCAGCAGGACGACCTTATCCAAATTTAGTAGATAACGCAGCAGCGTCTCGTAAAAAGAAGAAGTGAGGTAAATAGGTGGCACTAGGACAATACGGCACAACGTTATTAGATGAACTTAATCGTTTGGCTAATGGTGGCACCTATCGAGCACCAGGCGAAATGGTGGGCGAAGCCCTTGCTGCAAAGCAATGGGCAGCGCAACGTTCAGTATCAACAAACTTAACAGACACAGTGGGAGTTCTAAATGCGATTGCGGGTACGACTACTAGTAACCGTCTTGATTACAGCGGTGTATGTAATCTCATCGCTGGTACTTTTCAACTACCTGCAGCGCAGGCTCTCAGAGCGGTGTCATCTTGAGTGCTAAATATAACTTGGTCTGTGACCAAGCAACTACATTTAATTTTCAGTTTCAGATTCTCAACGACAATACTCCTTGGGATCTAACTGGCTACACAGGCACTATGACTGTGCGCCCATTCGTGGGTGCATCTACTACTACAGTAGTTGCAAGCACAGCCAATGGTCGTATGGTATTTGATGCACTCAATGGTCGAATTACCGTAACTATTAACTCAACAATTACTGGTGCTATCTCTGCCAGCCGTTACGCATATGATTTAGTTTTAGATTCAGGTGGAACGGTTACTCGTATCCTCGAAGGTAAATTTGTGGTGACAGGAGCCGTGACAACTTGAGCACAATAATTGTTATTGAAAACATTACACCGCAAGTAGCAGTAGAATTTTCGCAAGACCAAGGACCACAAGGTGGTCAAGGTGTCACTGGACCTACAGGACCCACTGGTCCTGCGGGAGCAACAGGACCAGCAGGAGTTACAGGGGCAACAGGTGCCGTTGGAGCCACTGGAGTAACAGGAGCAACAGGTGCTACAGGAAGTACTGGACCGATTGGCGCGACGGGTGCCGTTGGTCCTACTGGAATTACAGGGGCCACAGGCCCTGCAGGCGCAACGGGCGATACGGGAGTCACAGGTCCAACAGGACCTGTTGGCGCTACAGGAATCACGGGAGCTACTGGACCTACGGGACCAGCTGGCGCAACTGGAACAACAGGAGTCACAGGTGCGACAGGACCTGCGGGAGCGACTGGCCCACAAGGTGCCACAGGAGTAACAGGTGTTACAGGAGATATCGGTCCAACAGGTGCGTTAGGTGCCACAGGGCCAGCAGGTGCAACAGGTCCTACAGGACCAGTTGGCGCAACTGGTGCTACTGGTCCAACTGGTGCTACAGGTGCCGATGGTGGATCAGCCAACTATTACGATTACAGAACAAATACAAGTGCTACATCTGGTAATCCTGGAAGTGGCGATTTGTTATGGAACAATGCTACACAGATTTCTGCTACACAAATTAACATCAATCATCTTAACGATGATGGTGTAGATATTGATATCTTCTTGGCTTTGATTAAGACCAGTGATGTTATCTTTGTACAAGATAAGAACAACTCTGGCAATTATCAAAAGTGGACAGTATCTGCCACGCCAACAATACAAGTTGGTTACATTGAAATTCCAGTAACCCTATCTACATCTGCAGGAACTGGTACAACAAATTTTTCTAATAACCATCAAATTATTGTGGCTATTATATCAACTGGTATCGTAGGGCCTACAGGTGCCACAGGACCCATTGGTGCCACAGGTGCCACAGGACCACAAGGAGTTACAGGCGATATAGGTCCTACGGGCGCTACAGGCCCTACAGGGCCTATCGGTGCAGCCTCAACAGTTGCAGGTCCTACGGGTGCAACAGGCCCAGTAGGTGCAACTGGTACCGCTGGTGCTGCTGGTGCCACTGGTGCTACAGGTCCTTCTGGAATAGATGGTGTTACTGGCCCAACAGGACCGACAGGTCCCTCTGGTACAGCAGGAGCAACAGGAGCCACGGGCGTGACTGGTGCCACTGGCCCATCAGATTTTACAATGGTATTTATGGGTGCCTATTAAAATGACAAGAAACTGGAGCAATAACTAATGCCACAAACATCAAAGGCACTCTTTCGAGGCGCTGCAACTACAACAACAACAACGCTTCTTTACACAGTTCCAGCTTCAACAACAACTGTTGTAACTGACATTGTTGTAACTAATACTGCAGGTTCGGCTGGCACATTTACGATCTCACTCAACGATGTAAGTATTGCAACAACAGTTTCTGTTGGAGCCAACGATTCAACCGTGATTCCACTCAAGCAAGTGTTGGCTACAACTCAGACGATCAAGGGCGGGGCATCTGCCACCACGATTAACCTTCACATTTCAGGAGTGGAAATTTCCTAAATGCCATCAAATAACAACATCTATAAGATGAGTAACGCGGGTGGCTTCAAGTCACTCAACCGTTACTACGATATGTTGGCTGGCAATGCTGCCTATGTACCTATCTTTGGCGCCTATGACTCTATTGCTACGACCACACTAGGCAGCGCACAAACAACAATAACATTTAGTAGCATCCCCTCCACATATACACATTTGCAGATTAGAGGAATTGCTAGAGCTACAGGTTCATTTACTAATGCTGATGGTCTGATCCGTTTTAACTCTGATACTGGCGCTAACTATGCCCACCACGCATTATACGGAGATGGAGCAAATGTAACTACGACTGCTGGCACTTCAACCACATCAGGACGATTTGCACGAAATGCACAAATTGCAAACAATAACACCGCATCTTGTTTTTCTGCTTTTGTTGTTGATATTTTAGATTATGCCAATGCTTCAAAATATAAAACTGTAAGAACTTTGGTTGGTTACGATGCTAATGGTTCAGGCATATCAGAATTAGAATCCTCACTATGGCAAAGCACATCAGCAGTTACGCAAATTGATTTGACAACTGATGGTGGCAACTTTGCCCAGTACTCATCTTTCGCGCTCTACGGAATTAAGGGGGCTTAACAATGGCTGCAGGAAATACATACGATGCGATTGCTACCCAGACCTTATCTAGTGCTGCTGCATCTGTAACCTTTTCTAGTATTGCAGGTACTTACACTGATTTAGTTTTAGTAACTAGCATTCGCAAATCTACTACAGGTGTCTCTGCTTATCTTCGAGCAAATAACGATTCTGGTACTAATTATTCAACTACTTATTTATACGGAAGTGGAACTTCAGCAATTTCCACTAGAGATACAAACAGAACATTTTTTGATTCACTTGGTGCTGCTGGTTCTTCTATGGCTGCTGGAACATTTGCATTAAGTGTGAACCATATTATGAATTATGCTAATTCAACTACTAATAAAACTGTACTAGCAAGAAAACAATACTCAAATACTAGCGGCACTTGGGATTATGTTGAAGCATCTGTTTCATTGTGGAGAAGTACTGCTGCAATAACACAACTTGATGTTTTAGCAATATCAGGCAATTTTGATATTGGTTCAACCTTCTCACTCTACGGAATTGCGAGCGCCTAAACTATGCCAGCAAATTATGTTCTACTAGAAAAGATTGTAGTCGGTGCCGCTGGTGCATCTAGCGTTACCTTCTCAAGTATCCCACAGACTGGGTACACCGATTTGGTCCTAAAGTTTTCATCTAGGACTACAGAAAACCCTGGGGCTTCTGCATTGGGATTACAGATCAACGGAGCATCTACTTCAATTACAGTAAGAACCTTGGGCGGTAATGGTGCAACAGCATCCTCAACTACTCAAGCTGCTACTTCAGGTGGTTATGGTCGTATGAACTCAGCAACAGGTCAGGCAAGCGATACCACTGCTAATACCTTTTCTAATCAGGAAATGTATTTTCCTAATTATACTGCATCTAATAATAAATCCTTTTCGACAGATGGTGTCACAGAAAATAACGGCACTACAGCGTATGCAGAATTAAACGCTGGTCTATGGTCTAGCAGTTCTGCCATTACATCTTTATCAATCAACGTTTATGGTGGCGGTGGATCATTTGTCCAATACTCAACCTTCTACCTCTATGGCGTAGCAAAACTAGGCACAACCCCTGCCATTGCACCTAAGGCTACAGGTGGCGATACCATTATGACTGATGGTACTTACTGGTACCACGCTTTTAAGTCATCAGGAACATTTACACCAGCGCAAGGATTGTCTTGTGATGTGTTAGTTGTTGCAGGTGGCGGCGGTGGTGGTGGAAGTTCTAACACTGGTTATTATGCAGCAGGTGGTGGTGCAGGCGGTGTGCTTGCATTTGCTTCACAAAGTTTAAGTACGGCGCAAACGGTAACAATTGGTGCAGGTGGTGCAGGTGGATTATCTCCATCAGGCACTCGTGGTTCCAATGGAACTAATACAACTTTTGCTTCACTAACTGCTGCCGTTGGCGGTGGTGGCGGCGGTGGTGGCGGTGATGCTTATTCAACACAACTTTCAGGTTCTAATGGTGGTTCAGGTGGTGGTGGTAACTCCACTATTGGAACAGGTGGAAGTCCAACATCAGGTCAAGGAAATGCTGGTGGAACTGGTGGCGGTACCTACCAGGTAACACCACAATCAGGCGGTGGTGGTGGCGGAGCAGGTGGCGCTGGTGCTGCTGGTGGTTCAGCTGGAGTTGGTGGCGGTGCAGGTGGTGCTGGAACAAACTCAGTAACTAATTGGGGTGCTTTGTCTGCAGCACTTACTGCTACTGGACTTGGAGTTTCAGGATTTATTGCAGGCGGTGCTGGTGGTAATAGCAACTCAGCAGGTGGTGCCGCTGGTTCAGGTGGTGGTGGTATTGGAGCCGCTGCTGGTGGTGCAGGCGGAGTTGGAGTTGCAAATACAGGTTCAGGTGCTGGAGCCACATCTGCAGGCGGTAGCGGTTTAGTATTAGTGAGGTATGCAGTATGAGTCATTGGGCGCAGATAGACGAAAACAACATCGTCACACAGGTTCTAGTAGGACCTAACTATGGCGATGAAGGCGAAACCTTTTTTAACACACTTGGCGGTACTTGGGTTAAGACAAGTTACAACGGCAACATTCGTAAGAACTATGCTGGTATTGGCTACGCATACGACCCAACACTAGATGGATTTATTCCGCCTAAATGCCACGATGTAGCAGTACTAGATGAGGCAACCTGCCTTTGGATTTGCACACACGAAGACCATATAATCAAGGAGATAAACTAATGTCAGAGACACTAACAAAGATCATCGTTAACTGTGAGACTGGCGTAGTAGCCGAGGTCCCATTAACTGGTGAAGAACTTGCCCAACGTGAGATTGATGCACAGGCAGCAGCGGCTGTTAAGGCAGAAGAAGATGCCCAGGCTGCTCAAGACGCAGAAGCAAAAGCAGCATTACTAACAAAACTTGGTATTACAGCAGATGAGGCCAAACTTCTACTTGCTTAAATGATAAGATCCTGCTATGAGATTCCACGTTATCAGCCTGCCCCACACCCAAACAACTAAAGACTATGTCAACTGTGCCTATACCGAAAAGGTAAGGCGCTTTTGTATGATGATGAAAGGGTTAGGCCACACGGTCTATCTCTATGCTAGCGAAGACAACGAAGCACCAGTAGATGAACTGATTACCTGTATCACTAAAGAGCAGCAGCAAGAAGCCTTAGCTGGTAAGCATTTTACTGAGGCAGAGTTTAATAATGAACTACCTCACTGGCAGATCTTTAATGGTAATGCCATCAAGGAGTTAGGCAAGCGCCTAGAGCAGAAAGACTTTATCTGTGTTATCGGTGGTGCTTCACAAAAGCCTATCGCAGATGCTTACCCCAACCACATAACAGTCGAGTTTGGTGTGGGCTATGGTGGAATCTTTAGCAAGTATAAAGTCTTTGAGTCATACGCTTGGATGCACAGCATCTATGCAATGTTTAAGAACCCTACGATGGTAGATGGCAACTTCTATGACGCCGTTATTCCTGGTTACTTAGAACCTGAGATGTTCCCATTGCAGGAAAAGAAAGAAGATTACTACCTCTACGTTGGACGTATGGTAGATCGAAAAGGTTTAGTTGTAGCCCAGCACGTATGCAAGGAACTAGGACTCAAGCTGATTATGGCAGGTCCTGGTAAAGATCCTAAGATTGAATACGGTGAATGGGTAGGACCAGTAGGAGCAGAAGAACGAGCAAAGTTAATGGGCGGTGCTATTGCCCTATTTGCTCCAACGCTCTACATAGAACCTTTTGGTAACGTTGTTATCGAAGCACAAGCCTGTGGAACTCCAACGATTACCACAGACTGGGGCGCATTTACAGAGACTAATCCACAAGGTGTTACTGGATACCGTTGCAGAAATGCAATGGAGTTTGCAGTAGCAACAGAGTGGGTGAAGGATCTGGACCCAGTAGCAATACATAAGCGAGCAGTATCTCTCTATTCGTTAGATGCCATCGCACCACAATACGAGCAATACTTTGCAAGACTGCTAACTCTATGGGGAGATGGCTGGTATGAGAGGAAATAATGCCAACACTAAACGAACTGGTAGACGAAGTAAAGGCTAACCTACAAGGTTACGCACTTCGACAAGACCGTATCACCTATGTTGCTAACCCTGCGGGGTTGACTACAACATCTACTGAGATCCTTGTAGGTAGCCAGAACAACCTTGCTAAAGGTGTCATTGAAATTGATGACGAACTTATCTGGATTGATTCCTTCGATAAGGCAAACAATACTCTTAACGTTATCCCAGGCTTTGGTCGTGGTTATCAGGCTACCACTGCTACACCTCACGCACAGTATGCTCAAGTTACTCTGTCTCCTACCTTTCCACGCAACAACATCAAGAAGGCTATCAACGATACGATCAACAGCTTCTATCCTAAGCTCTGGATTGCTTCTTCTTACACATTTACTTTTAACGCATCTCAGACTACATACCCATTACCTGATGACTGCGAAGATGTTTTGTTTATCTCTTGGCAGACAACAGGTTCTAGCCAAGAATGGCTACCAGTTAATCGCTGGCGCTTAGATGGTATGGCAAATGCTGCCACCTTTAATACACAGAATACGATAAACATTTATGAGAACGTACAACCTGGTCGTACAATTCAGGTTTGGTATACCTCCACGCCAAACACTCTTGACTCCAACACAGATGATTTTGCTGACGTTACTGGCCTACCAGATTCTTGTAAGGATGTTGTCACACTCGGGGCAGCATACAAACTACTCTCTTATCTTGACGCTGGACGAATCAATCTCTCTAGTGCTGAAGCAGATCTAAACGACTCCAAGATTCCATCATCTGCTGGTGTTGCAGCATCTCGTTATATCTTTGCTCTATACCAACAGCGTCTTAATGAAGAGGCTTTGAAGTTAGCAGACAAGTATCCAATTCGTATCCACTACACTCGATAAGGCAGACAAATGACACGTAAGTTCTCTAGCATAAGCGTACAGACAACACTTGCTACAGGCATTTCTAATACAGCAACAACTATGACAGTGGCTACTGGTACTGGATCTGCTCTTATGGGTGGTGTAACTCTTGCAACTGGCAACATTGACCAGTTCACAGTAGCTCTTGACCCTGATACACAGAGCGAAGAGATTGTATTTGTCACAGCAGTATCTAGTGACACGCTTACAATCGTTCGTGGTCAGGCTGGTTCAAGTGCTATCTCGCACTCAGGCGGTGCAACAGTCAAGCACGTACTGACATCTAGCGACCTTACTGCTTTTGAATCAGGACTCAATGAGACTATCCCACTTAACACACAGACAGGTACTGCATACACTCTAGTAGCAGGCGATGCTGGTGACTTGGTTACCCTCACTAACTCATCTCCAATTACCTTGACTGTTCCAACTAATGCCTCAGTCCCATTTGCAACAGGCTCACAGATTACAATTATCCAATCTGGTGCAGGCAACGTAACAGTTGTAGGCGATACTGGAGTGACTGTCAGTTCAGCAGATGGCGATTTGAAACTAAGAGTTCAATGGTCTGCAGCAACTCTTATTAAAACAAATACTAACAACTGGGTTCTCATTGGGGATATTAAAGCCTAATGAAACTACCTGGTTCAATAGCATCTTCTAAGAGAGATAAACCTAATGCGCCAACTTCTGTTTCAGCAACTAACGTTGGAACAGGTCGTGCATACAATAACGGTAGAGTAGATGTAACCTTCACTCCACCAGTATACGATGGTGGCGAGGCAATTACTGGCTACATCGTTACCTCAACTCCTAGCTCAATTACAGCAACTGGAACAGCATCTCCTATTTCAGTAACTGGTTTAGCATCTGGAGTTTCATATACATTTACAGTATCTGCTATCAACAGCGTTGGAACTGGTACTCCATCTAGTGCAACAAGTGCTGTTACTGCAACTACTATCCCACAGGCTCCAACTATTGGTACTGCAACTGGTGCTAATACAACAGCATCAGTTACCTTTACTGCAGGATCATCAGGTGGTGCTGCGGTAAGTACCTTTACTGCTACATCTACACCAAGCAGTATCACTGGTTCTGCTGCATCATCTCCTATTTCAGTAACTGGTTTAACCAATGGTACTGGCTATACCTTTACAGTTACAGCAACTAATACCAATGGAACTTCTTTGGCATCTGCTGCTTCTAACTCTACAATTCCAGCAACAGTTCCTGTAGCACCTACTATCGGAACCTTATCTCCTACACCACAAGTTGCCTTTGGATCTACTCCAACAATGAGTATTACATTTACTGCCAATGGTGATGGTGGAGCAACGATTACTTCATACAAGTATTCAACCAATGGTGGAACAACTTATGCAACTGCATCTGGAACTACTAGCCCATTAACATTAACAACACAGAGTACTGGCTCGGCCTTTGTTGCTGGAACTTCATACTCCGTTCTTCTCAAGGCTGTTAACGTTAAGGGTGACTCATCTGCAAGTAGTGCATCTAATTCAACTAATGCCTGCACAGTTCCTCAAGCACCACAATCTGCATCAGTATCGTGGACACCTGGCGGAACTACAGCAACAGCAACATTTACTGCTGGTAATTCTGGTGGTAGTGCAATAACAAACTACTCCTTTACTGGATTCCCTATTGGTTTCCAGATAGACGGACCATCATCTCCATTAACATTTAATGGTTTGCAGTCTTTCCCAAGTAATCAAACATTTAGCATTTATGCACAAAATGCTTGCGGAACATCAACGAGTGGAGTGTAGTCAATGGCTTATGGCGATGATATTACCGAGGGAATACCCTACGTACTTTCCAATCCAGTAGGTGCTACTAACTACGCAGCAACTGGAGAAGCCTACGATATTGCTATCGCTGGTTTACCGTTCTTCCTAGCAGCATCTGATGATAACCCTTACCGTCGTGTAACAGCGCAGTATCGTAAGCAACAGATTGACCAGACCAGAGAAGCAGGCGAGCAGTCTATTACTGGTTGGTGGCTACGTTCACAGTCTTCATTTCATTACGGAGCAGGAATCAAGTTCTTTGAACCTATCCAAGAAGAGTCACTTCGTTTCCAGTACACAGAGTCTAAAGGTGTAGATGTTTGGACACGAGGACAAGCAACCCTTCTCAATGACACCAGCTTGTTCTTTACAGGTGCTAACGGAGGACAGTTAATTGGTGTCAATGATGGAACCAATGACTGCATCTATGTAACCAATGGCAGTGCATTAAGAAAGATAACTACTGGTGGTACTGGAACTACAATCACACAGGCAGGTACGCCTTCTACTATCTACAGCCTTACTACTGATGGAACTAACTATTACTTTATCAATGGAACTAAGATTCATAAAGGCTCACTGGGTGCAACTCCAGCAGATAGTGAAATCTATAACACCCCATCAGTAACTAGAGCAACTATGCGCTATGTCAAGCAACGTCTTATCGTTGCAATCAATAACAAACTCTATGAACTCGACGCCAACGCTACAGCCTCTGCTGCATTACCTAGTCCTGCTTTCTATACACATCCTAACCCTGACTGGGTATGGTCATCTATTGCAGAAGGACCACAGGCTATCTATGCATCAGGATATGCACCTAACGGTACATCATCATCTGTATTTAAGATTGGCTTAGATCCAACGACTCCTAATACTTTAGGTTTCCCAACACTTACCACGCCTACAGTTATTATTGATATGCCAGTAGGTGAACAGATCAATGACTTCGATGTCTACCTAGGCGCCTATGCAATCCTTGCAACTAGCAAGGGATTCCGTGCTGGTATATCAGATACCAATGGAGATATCCAATATGGTCCATTACTCTTTAGTGGTGCAGCGTGTAATGCTATTGCCTTTAAGGATAGTTTTGCTTGGCTTGCTACCACCGTTGATGGTGAAGCAGGGCTAGTTCGATGTGACCTATCAACAACAGTCCTAGCAAATAGCCTGTTCTTTCCTTGGGCTTGGGATCTAGTGGCTACTGGAACTACCGTTGCAGCAAGCCAGGTTGCCTTCTTTGGTAACTCAGATCGCCTAGCATTTGTAACAAGTGATACAACCTACGCTGAATCTACTACCCAAGTAGTGGCAGAAGGATACCTACGTACAGGTTTTATCCGTTACAACACACTTGAATCTAAGATCTACAAACTGTTACAAGCACGAGTAGATACCACCAATGGTGGTCTTGTCGTTGACTCTATTGATAGTAAAGATGTTGAGTACACAATTGCTCAGTTCTCACAGGGTGAATTAACACCTGAAGTTAACATCAACTATCCACAACAGGCACAAGAGTACTTGGGCTTTAAGTTCACACTTATTCGATCATCTACAGATGTAAGCAAGGGACCACTCTTTACTGGCTATCAGCTCAAAGCACTGCCAGCAATCCCACGTCAGCGTCTTATCCAGTACCCACTTTTCTGCTATGACCACGAGTCAGATCACTTCGGTGTTGAGGTTGGCTACGAAGGCGCTGCCTATGCTCGTATGTCACAGTTAGAAACTGTTGAAAACAACGGAGACAGTATCCGTGTTGAAGACTTTAGAACTGGTGAGTCTTTCATTGGACTCATCGAAGAGATGGATTTCTCTAACCGTACCCCATCCGATAAGCGATTCTCTGGTTTTGGTGGATTGCTCTTAGTGACAATTAGGACAATCTAATGCAGGCACAAGACTACGCAACAGTAGCTGTTGCAGTAATGACAATCGTAGGTGGCTTTGTTGGCGCAGTTCGCTGGCTAGTAAAACATTACCTCAACGAACTTAAACCCAATGGTGGCTCAAGTGTTAAAGATTCTGTTACTAGATTAGAAACCAAGGTAGAAATCCTCTACCAGATGATGCTACAAAAGGGGAACAATGAATGATGAAACTTGTAAAGAAAGCCACGCCTGCCGCTATTGCTGTCCTTCGTCAAGCCACAGCGATATGTCCATCTCGCAAGAAAGCCTCGGATGGCCTATTGCCATCAGCAGCACACATCAGTCAGAGTCCTAACTCAGACCACAACACAGGTTATGCAGTAGATCTAACCCACGACAGACTCGGTGGCATTGATTGCGTTAACATATTTGAAGAACTAAAAGCAGACAAGCGCGTTAAGTATCTTATTTTCCAGGGCAAGATCTGGTCAGCAGAGCGTGCATCAGAAGGGGACCGTGATTACGACGGTTCAAATAAGCACAACAAACATCTTCACATCTCAATCAAAGAAGGATGTGGAGATGACACTTCCCCTTGGTTCCCTTGGTTGGGAAAACCCAAGGCCGTCAACAAAGTTAAGGCAGCAGTTAAGCCTTTACCTAAGAAGAAGGAGAACCAATGAACAAAACAACAAAGGCAGTAATCGCATCATACCTCCGTGCAGCAGTAGCATCCGTGCTAGCTCTGTACCTTGCAGGCGTCACAGATCCAAAGGCACTAGCAGCAGCAGCAGTATCAGCTATTGCAGGCCCAGTACTTAAGTGGCTTGATCCTAAGTCAGCAGACTTTGGACGCGGATCTAAGTAGACGTAGAACCGCAGCGCGAGGCAAACAGGAGGTCGGTCCCTACGGGGGCCGGCCTTCTTTTTTTGTCCCTAAAATATGCCAGAGTTTGAATCACCTGATAGGTGAGTCTTTAATCTATGACAGTTGGCACACAAGGTTTGTAGATTGTGTGGCTCATTATTCCACCGGTCACCGTCTATGTGGTCTACATCTAGCTGAGAGATGTGTACTGGTATGAACCCACATCCTTTACATTCTGTGCCTTTATGTCTAGCGTATGGATAGACGGTGTTGTTGTAGTTGCGCTTCCATACAGTGCGACAGCGATACCTACTAGAGAGCTGGTTCTTCTTGTCTCTTAGTTTAATCTTTGTTGGGCCACAAATAGAGCACGTGGCAGTGCGTTCTTCTTCGTTATAGTTACTGAGTTTGTGCTGCATCTTTGTCTATTGGACAAGGCACAACTACTAGATTCCCGCAGTTGACACAGGTTGCATCTAAGAAGTACCAGACTAACTCGTAGTCTTCAAAGGAGGCCATAACACTAAAGACTTGTGAGCCACACGGACACACGTGAAGTGGTCCTAAGCCCCGCAGATCGGTCCCGAAAGGCTCAGGAAGGGTATTCCTACGCCATCTAAACGATGGCAGGGTTGGTAGACGGAACCGTATGGTTACTGTACGGTTGGTACCGTTGCGCCCATTAAGGGCGCCCACCCGTTTAATTCGCCTCACGGCTCATATGGTAGTGCCTAGTAGGTGTCGCTACGCGACGACACGCCGTAAGTGGTGATAGCATTCCAGTATGACAACAATCGCAGCGATAGAGGGTATTGATTACGCAGTTCTAGTAGCTGACTCACAGATCACAGAAGATAATCTCGTGACGTTAGCCACTAGTACGCCCAAGATCGTTGAGGTTGGTAAGTATCTCATCGGGATATCAGGTGATACTAGGCCAGGTGACATACTTTCGTATAACTGGAAGCCACCGGTGTATCGTGGTGAAGATCCTGCACAGTTTATGGGAAAGAAAGTCATACCTAGTATCAATCAAACATTTACCGATAACAACTACGACTACAATAAGGCGGATAAAGATGGCGGTTTTGATTATCTCATTGCTTTTAACGGCAATATCTTTCGTATTGCTTGTGATCTCTCTTTTTTCCAAAGCAATGTCGGAGCATATGGCATCGGTTCTGGTGGTCAGTTTGCTCTTGGCTACCTTTCTTCAGTTATCAAACCTGATATGGATGTAGCCTTTGCTAAGCGACACGCCCGTAAAGCAGTAGAGATTGCGTCGGTGCTTGACGCTAACACTGGCAAGCCCATACAGTTAGTAGTCCAAGAACGGTTCTAGGAGGAGCTATGGATAGCGAAGGCGTTTATATTAAGCACGAGATGAAAGAGATTATTGCAACAGGTGAATACGCTGCACACTACTGGTTCGACCAGGGTTGGAAGGCGTGTAGACTTGCGTTCTTGTTGCACAAACAAGCAGAAGAAGCTGGAGCATTTAGAGTATGACAGACCCAAAGGAACTGCTGCTGACTGCACTACGTGCAGGCGATGCTAAGCGTTCACGATCTACACAGGTACAGATTGGTCCATCAGAGGTAGGTGGCTGTCGCCGTAAGGTGTGGTACCGACTTAACGATCAACCTGAAACTAATGACAACGAATTAAAACTCGCTGCGATAATGGGTACTGCTATCCACGCAGAGATTGAGAAAGCATTAGCAGATAATCCAGATGTGCTAATTGAAACTGAAGTTGAATACAATGGAATGAAAGCACACATTGACTGTTTCGTACCTGGTACTGGTGATGTGATTGATTGGAAGACAAGCAAGGTCCGGAACCTTTCTTACTTTCCATCAACACAACAACGGTGGCAGGTGCAGCTATACGGCTACCTCCTAGCTAAGAACGGCTATGCGGTCAACCGAGTGTCACTGGTAGCAATTGCCAGGGACGGGGACGAAAGAGATGTCAAGGTTCACACCGAAGACTACGATGAGTCCATTGCACTAGAAGCACTCGGTTGGCTAGCGGCTGTTAAAGAAGCTAAGGAAGCACCAGCACCTGAGAAAGATGCAAGTTACTGTCAGCATTACTGTAAGTTCTACGACTCATCAGGTGAGATGGGATGCGTTGGTCTAAAAAAAGAACGTACACCAGTCAGTGATGTAATCATTACTGATGCAGATATTGACAAGAATGCACTGTTGTATCTACAGTTAGCAGCGCAGATTAAAGAGTTAGAAACACATCAAGATTCTTTGAAGACATCCTTCGAAGGAGTACTGGGTACTACTAATTCAGGTATCGAACTCAGTTGGACAACTGTTAGAGGGCGTGAGTCAGTTGACAGTGAGCAAGTAGAAAAACTATTAGGGTTTGTCCCTAAGAAGGTAGGAGCTGAAAGCCAGCGACTATCAATCAAGCAAAGTGGAGGCAAGTAAATGGCTACAGAAGGAACAAAGTTCCAGATTAACTACAAGTTAAATGATGGAACACTTATCAATCTTTACGCAGCAACAGTTCAGGAACTAGAGACAGGTCTTGCAGACATTGCAATGAATGCTGCAAACATCCGTGCTACTGGATCAGAACTATCAGGTGGAGTACAGGCACCAGCACCAACAGTTGCAGCAGTTGCTCAGGCTTTTAATGCAACACCAGTTGCAGCAGCACCAGTAGCATCAGGTGGTGCTAACTCTTGTAAGCACGGTGCTATGTCACTACGTTCAGGTGTAGGACAAAAGGGTCCGTGGTCAGGTTATATGTGTGCAGCACCAAAGGGTGCGCCAGATAAGTGCGACACTATCTGGGTTCGATAACCAATGCGGGAGCCAAGTCAATACGAAGCTCCTAGTTGTGAAAGTGTTGGTGGGGACTTCTGGTTTCCAGACGCCAAGATTGATATTAAATCAATTGAAGATACTAAGTATGCAGTAAGTATCTGTAATAGGTGTCCCCATCGAAGAGAATGTGCAGAGTGGGGAATCAAGAAAGAATACTTTGGTATCTGGGGTGGTCTTACTTTAAGACAGCGCCAGAAGATCAGAGATCAACGAGGCATTAGATTGAATCAGGAGAAGGACATTGCTTAATCTTTCCCGCGCTTGGAGTGGAGTGCTTACCAAAGCAACACCACTACCTGATGTGTGGGAAGGGTTAGCAACAGAAGGTATTAAGTTTCGCAGAGGCCAGGTATGTATGGTCGCTGCAGCACCTAATGCTGGTAAGTCTATGTTCGCCCTGATCTATGCAATCAAAGCCAAGGTTCCTACGCTTTTCTTCTCCGCAGATACTGATACCGCTACTGTAATGATGAGGTCTGTATCGCATCTATCTGGTCACTCACAAGTGACAGTAGAGGCAAACCTTTCTAACGATAGTAAGTACTACAATGCACACTTAGACAAACTTTCACACATCAAGTGGGTCTTTGATTCATCTCCAAACATTGATGACTTGGAGTTAGAGATCAGGGCTTACGTTGAACTCTTTGGGCAAGCACCAGAGTTGATTGTCATTGATAACTTAATGAACATAACCGCTGAGACGGACAACGAATGGGCAGGACTAAGAGCAATTATGATGGAGCTACACGATATGGCACGCAAGACTGAGGCCTGTGTAATGGTGCTCCACCACGTATCAGAACAGTCAGAGTATGGGTCACCTAGTAACCCACCTCATCGCAGAGCAATTCACGGAAAGGTCAGTCAGTTACCTGCACTGATACTTACACTGGGCTATGACCCAACGCAAGGAATACTCAAGGTAGCACCGGTAAAGAATCGTTTCGGCGCACACACTGCAGATGGAAGCAAGTATGCACAGCTACTGGTAAACTACGCAGCAGTACAAATCTCAGATCAAAATGAGTTTGGTTGGATGCTAAGGAAAGATACGATTGCAGGATACCAAGGAGGGTATAATGTCTGAACCAGAATTAACAAACAAGTACCGAGATAATCTAAAGATAGATGCACTACGTGCAGATGTGGACTCCATCAAGGTAGACCTCACCAACTTCGTTGGTGCGCTGCTGCAATCTGGTGTTGTCGAATTAGTTAAAGATGAAGAAGGCAATGTCATCTATAAAATCAACAAGGTTGTATTGGTAGATGAGTCAGTACAACAAGACTAAAGGTTCTCAGTTTGAGACAGATGTAATGAAGTGGCTCCGCAAGGCGGGGGTTCTTGCAGAGCGTCTGACTAAAGCTGGGGCAAAGGATGAGGGCGACATCGTTACTGTTATCGCGGGAGAAACCTATATCCTTGAACTCAAGAACAGGGCTACCCTTTCGTTGCCTGAGTTCTGGAGAGAAGCACAAGTTGAGGCGCTTAACTATTCAAAGGCTCGTGGTCTTGGGGAAGTGCCACTGTCATATGTAATAGTTAAGCGTCGCAACGCTTCAATAGATCAGGCTTGGGTAATCCAAGACTTAGCACAGTGGTTAAAGGAGAAGCAATGATTGATACTCCACCAGGTTACGGGATAACTTGTAATTGTGGTATGAGAATTAGTGGGACCAATGAAAATGGTGTCATCAGCTTGATGAAAAGACATCTTGAATCAGGCAAATATCACACAGCATATCTATTACATAATGGATTTGAACCAGGTGATACTGAATTAGAAAAAATAATAATCAATGCAACATCTATGAAGAAGGGGCTATAAAATGCCAGTACCAGGTGGAGAAATTACAACATCAGAGATACTTGTACCAGAAGTTGTACCAGTAGTAGAAGAAGCAGAAGATGATTTGCCAGAACTGCAGTAAAGCAGGAGAAGAGAATACTCTTACCCACTACAAGCGTTCAGCTCATTGGCACGATAAGTGTGATGATAAGGGGTGTGTATGCCAGCACAAGACTGGTCCAGGGTACGTAAAGCGAGCCGATACAAAGGTGCCGTTGATGCAAACGCAATCCCCATAGGTCCGATTGTTTCGCACTTTGGTGGTGAAGTAAGAGAAGGTAAGAGCGCATCAGTTAGATGCTGCCTACATAGCGACAGTCGCAGGTCTGCTGTTATGAATACCTACGACAACCTGTACTTCTGTCACACCTGCGGTAAGGGTGGCAATGCAGCTAACTTAGTGTGCATACTAGAGAACTTGGAGTTTAACGATGGCCTCAAACGTGCAGTCGAAATTGCTACTGGAAGCGGCGCAGCAATACGCTCAGGCAATAAGTCAAGAAGCACTGGCCGTACTAAACGCACGTGGGATCTCTGAAGAGACAGCAGGACTGTTTCAATTAGGAACTATTACTAACCCAATCAATGGTCACGAGATGTATGAAGGGTGGCTATCCATCCCATACATCACAGCATCCGGTGGTTGTGTTGGCTTTAAGTTTAGACGATTAGATGATGCTAAGCCTAAGTATGGTTCACCTACTGGGCAGAAGGCACACCTATATAATGTTTGTGACATCACTGTTGACTCACCACACATCGTAGTATGTGAAGGTGAATTAGATGCGATAGTCACAAGTGGAGAACTTGGGATACCAGCAGTGGGAGTACCAGGTGTTGCAGCCTGGAAGCCACACTTTCCTAAGCTCTTTGCAGGGTATGAAACTATCTTTGTTGTTGGAGACAATGACATCAAAGAGGATGGGTCTAACCCTGGAGCTGAGTTTGCTAAGCGCGTGGCGAATGAGGTAATGAACTCACAGATTGTTACACTACCCCCAGGTATGGACATCAATGATTATTACTTAGCCAATGGCATTGATGCCACGCGGAAGTTACTGATAGGGGAGTCGAATGTATGACAATGACAGAGAACGAATGGGTCATAATGCTACAGACTTTGCAGCATATGGGCTTTCACATCTTGCAGCAGGACAGAGCAACACAACTGATACTCATACGCCCACAACCAACCCGCTAGTAGATCACGCTGCTGTTACTGGCTACCGTGGGCAAGGTGTTACAACTGAGGACTTAACATCCTTCATTGAATCCTTTGCATCTCTTCGTGCTCATCGTGTTAAAGGTGTAGGCCACGACCAATACTCACACGCAAAGGGTCAGAAGTTTGAGTCCTTTACTGCATCAGATACCGTCAGAGAATTGATTGAAGAGTTAGCAGATGCTAGCAATTACATAGACTTCCTTGCCATCAAGTTGCTGAACATTCAGCACACTATAGATAGGGTGTTACCAGACTGTGACTGAACTGCATCCAGTAATCTATGACCTAGTACCTAGCGTGGCTAACACTATCCATCGCAGGTATGTCAAGCACGTTGAGAAGGATGACATCAAGCAAGAGCTGATGGCTTGGGCTATGACTAGAGTTGAAGATCACACAGTTGATCTAATGGAACCTATCGAAGAGCGACGCAGACATAACGAACAGCGCATCGCTTGGCAGATGAAGCGTGCAGGCGAACGCTATGCACGCAAGGAGAAGGCTGCTAAGTCTGGCTATCAAACTAATGATGAGGTTTACTATCAGACAGCTACCCTTGGTCAGTTGCTACCCTTTGTTATTGCATCAGTTATAGATGGCACAGTACTAGAACAAGCACAAGAGATGATTAAAGATGGGCAACCTAAAGGTTCATCATCTCCAGCAGAAGGTGGCAACCTGCTTGCCAACCTCATAGATATTAAGAATGGTTTCCTTAAACTAGACCAAGAAGATCAGACGCTTCTTAGGCTACGCCACCACGAGAACTTTACCTTGCAACAGATAGCACAATTCCTAGAGTGTGCTGTCTCTACCGCAGATCGCAGGTGTGATAAGTCTTTGCGTAGGTTGCAGGATAATCTCGGTGGGATCTCGCCTTGGCAATGAACGAAGAGTTGTTGTTTACCTTCTTGCGTGAGAGTTTATATCCTGATCTAGTAAAGAGTGAGGGTATCTTCGATGCCTATGACTGTATCTCTTTGCAAGCAGGCCACTACATAGAGTTAAAGTGCAGGGCTACCCACTACAACACCTTGCTGATTGAAGAGATGAAGTATCGCAAGCTGATAACACAAGCAGCAGAGCGCGATCTTGTCCCCTACTACATCAACTCTACCCCTGCCGGTATCTTCTCCTTTGATCTGATGGATTTACCGGAGCCAATATGGTACGTGCAGTATCTACCAGCCACCACTGAGTTTGATAGGATTGAAAAGGTTGACAAGTTAGTAGGTTATCTACCCATAGAGGAGGCGGTGCAGCTCTGATGCAGTACGACTATCGTTGCCCTGATTGCAACACAGTATTAACTATTGAACGCAGTATCCACGAGGAACCTCGTGAGCCGTCCTGCTTTGACTGTCACATACCAATGGTACGTAAGTGGGACTCACCTGGTGTAACCTTCAAAGGTAAAGGGTTTTACTCCAACGGAGGATAGTGTTATTATTTATTCCTCGGCAGCAACCGCTGTAGAGTGCTAGCAAGAAGCCCCCGCCAGTTACGGCGAGGGCTTTTTGTTTTGCTAGGAAAGGGTTAGAAACCCAGCAGATCTATTAGTTGTTTACCTATGGTGCGAGTGTACACAGGTGGGATTGCTTCTACTAATTCTCCCCAGATCATCCAGTCAAT